TTTCAGGAGTTGCAACTCAATACAAAAACGCAGATGACATGACTGTTATCGGTGCTGTTGATGTATATGTGTCAGACTTTGGAGAAGTATCATTCATTCCAGATCGTCATGCTATGAATACAAGAGTTGACATTCTGCAAATGGATACTTGGGAAGTTGCATTTCTAAGACCGTTCGAAACGCAAGAACTAGCAAAAACAGGTGATAGTGATAAGAGATTATTACTAGCTGAGTGGACTCTAGTTTGTCGTTCGCCAAATGCCAACTACGGTATATTTAACTTAAATACGTCTTAATAGTATTTATCTGGGAGCAGGTCTTTACCTGCTCCTTTAACTTAAATTGGAGATATAAATGTCAGAAGTTTTTAAACCGGGTGTAAAAAAATATTCTATGCCTAAAACACTTAAAATGCATCAACGAGGTGTCAACAACCTAGATATATCCAGAGGTGGAGCTAAAGTACAAAGCAAAACTACATCGAACGGAGATAGAGAAATGAAAGTTGGTTACAGAAGAACGGAAAACCCCGGTCTTATGATGAAAGACTCAGTTGATAAAATGATTGCTAAAGCAATTAAGGTATGACCAAAAAAATAGAATTTACAGGTAATGATACATCGCCTGTAAAAACAAGAATGCATATTGATAGTAGTGAAGGCAAATATCATGTTGAGAACTACCAAGATGTTTCACGAATTTTAGAACGTAACAAGATTGAGAGAAACGCTGGACTATACAAAGTCAACGGAATGCAGGATGCTAAAATGTATAAAGTAGCATCACTTCCTATGATTGTCGTTCAGCAGTTAGCAAAAAAAGGAATTATGACCATGAGTGGACAGTTACAAGATCGTAAAAGATTCTTCCAATGGTTAAATGATCCTGAAAATGAAAAATTTAAAATCTATCCGAAGAAAGTATAATGGCACTAGACACGTTTAATAATTTAAAAAATGAGATTGCAAGTTTCTTAAACAGAGATGATCTAACAGATCAATTAGATACTTTTGTTGATCTAGCCGAGTCACGTCATGCGCGTGATCTCCGTGTTAGAGAAATGGAAACAATAGATACATCTATAACAACTGTTGCAGGAACGCAGGCTTATGATTTGCCAACAGGATATTTAGAGATGAGATATGTAGCTCTTAGAACATCTCCATATACTATTTTACAGTATATGAGTCCCGGCGATTTTTTTAGAATTTATAATGATGGTCAAGGCAATGGCGCGCCTGTTTATTATACTATTATAGGCAAAGAGATTTTTTTAGGACATACTCCTGATGCCGCTAATGTTTTAGAGTTAGGTTTTTTTAAAAGACCAACAGCATTATCAACGTCAAACACAACAAATGATATTTTAACAAATTTTCCCGATCTATATTTATATGGATCACTTGCTGAAACATCTCCGTTTTTGATGCAGGATGAAAGACTACCTGTCTGGACTTCCCTGTATAAAGAAGGAGTAAAAACAGCAAACGAGTCAGCGCAAAGAGGAAGAGTATCAAATGCTCCATTGCAAATGTCTGCTCTTAGAGTTGTATGATTGAATTTGGTCAACTCCTAGCAGATCTACCATCACTGAAAAACGGTGGTGCAACTAAAGTAGATAACGTTATTCCTCTAGCAAAAGGTTATAAAAGTATTCCTAGTTTCACTTCTTTAAGTGGAACAGGTTTAACAGGCACACCTGTTGGTTTATTTACAAGTTTTTCTGCATCAGGCACTACAAACTATGCAGGAGACAATGGTAAATTATATCAAATGGATAACAGTCTTGTTTTCCAAGATAAAAGTAAGTCTGGTGGATATAGCGGATCAACTACAGCAGGTAGCAGAGACTTTTGGAGTTTCACACAGTTTGGAGCAAACATACTAGCTACAAACGGAGCAGATAATATACAAAAATTTGAAGAAGGAACAGATACTGCTTTCTCAGATCGAGTATCGTTGAAAGCAAAATATTTAGCAATCATTAGAGATTTTGTGTTTGCAGGATTTACAACTGAATCTAGTGTTACTTATCATCAAAGAGTTAAGTGGTCTGGATTAAATGATAGTTCTACATGGACACCAAGTCAGGCTACACAGTCTGGCTTTCAGGATATTGTTGGTACTCATGGATCAGTACAGGCAATAGTAGGTGGCGAGAGCTTTGGCATTATATTTATGGAAAGAGCAATCTATCGTGCTGACTATGTCGGTACACCTCTTATTTTCTCCTTCAATAAGATTGCTGATAATGTTGGAGCTTTTGCGCCTCGTTCAGTTGCATCATTTGGTAATATGATATTCTTCCTAGCACAGGATGGATTTTATAAATTAACCGGTGGTCAGCAACTAACTCCTATTGGAAACGGTAAAGTTGATGAATTCTTTTTTCAAGATATAACATCTAACTTAGAAGGTGTAACTTCAGCTATTGATCCAAACAACAGCATCGTTGTCTGGTCGTATAGAGGAGATGGAGCTACAGGAACAGATTTTATTAATAATAAATTATTAATTTATAATTATTCTACTGATAGATGGTCTACAGGATCAGGTCAGGATTTAACTTTTATACAAAGTGCATCACAAGAAGCATTTAATACTCTAGAGAGTTTAGATATTCTTGGATCACTAGATGGTTTACCTAGATCACTTGACTCTTTCTTTTATGATGAAGGAGTAATAGGTCTTGCGGGTTTTAATTCTGCAAAAAAGTTTGGAAAGTTTTTAGGAGCATCTTTATCAGCCACAGTTGATACTGCTGAGTTTGAAGGTGTGGATGGCAGACGAAGTACGTTAATTAATGCAATACCCATAGTGGATGCAAACGGAGAAGATACAACTATTACAGTTACACCTCTTCATCGTTCTTCCCAAGCAAATGCTGTAGCTACAGGATCTGCAATTACACAAAACACATCAGGTAACTGTCCGTTGAGAACAACCGATCGATATCATCGTCTAAGAATAAATGTATCTGGTAATTTTACAAATATGCTTGGAGTTGATATTGAAACAAGACCAGAAGGAAAAAGATAATGAAAATGAAAAAGAAAAAAGAATTAACGCAAAGACAAAAAAATACTTTAAAAAAACATTCTGTTCATCATAGTAAAAAACACATGGCTATGATGCGAAAAGATATGAAAGCAGGAATGTCGTTTACAGCCGCGCATAAAAAAGCACAAAGAATAGTTGGAAAGTAAATGCCTAACCAATTTCTTAATGTGCCTTTGTCAATGCCTGACCAAGCACAGCATTTAAGATTAGTTAGCACAACTCTTAACAACGTCATGGATGGTAAATTAAATAGCACAGGAGAAATAACTCTTCGCGCTAGCCAGACTACAACAACATTAGAAGATGCAAGAATAGGTGGAGACAGTGTAATTGTTTTTATGCCTATAACGGCAAATGGTAAAACAGCAGAAAATGATTTGTTTGTTTCTGCAAGACAAAGTGGTCAAGCAACATTAACTCATGCGAGTTCAGGTAATACTGATCAAAACTTTGCATATATTATTGTTGGATGATCGTCAAAGTACCAAAAGATGATATCGATTTTGTATGGAAAGATTGTAAGCCTTTTTTAAAAAAAGCCTTAGATGATACATACAGCTTACAAGATATATATGATGGTATAAATAAAAATTTTTTCCAACTATGGATTAGTTGGCAAGGCGGTGTGGAATGTGCCGTTGTCACAGAAATAGCACAGTATCCACAAAAGAAAATATTACGTTACTTCCTCGCAGGAGGTAAAAATCTCGGTCATTGGTTGACCGATATACAAACTAAAATAGAAGATTATGCAAAACGAAATAAGTGCGATGCTATTGAGGTTGCAGGTCGAAAAGGATGGATAAGAAAACTACATGGTTACAGTCAACCTGTTTTTATTATTAGGAAAGATTTATGAGTAAAGGAAGTTCACCCACTAACGTCACAACAACTACAGCGATGGAGCCTAGTGAATTCATAAGACCATATTTTCAACAAGCTATTGATTATGGTCAAGATTTATTTGAATCACAAACACCACAGTTTTTTCCAGAGGCTACTTATACTGGCTTTGCGCCGCAAACTGAAACTGCACTGCAATTAGCACAAGCAAGAGCTATACAAGGTAATCCATTACTTGGATCAGCACAAAATCAAATAAATGATATTTTATCTGGTAAATTTTTATCGCCAACATCTAATCCTTTTTTACAAAGCGTGGCTGATCAAGTAGCGGATAATGTTACTAGTCAGGTGCAATCACAATTTACGAGAGCCGGTCGTTTAGGATCTGGAGCTAATCAAGAGATATTAGCAAAACAATTAGCTGACTCACAAAACAGATTGTTTGCTGATAACTTTGCGGCTGAAAGACAACGTCAGTTTGATGCTACACAACTTGCTCCTCAACTAGCGGCGGCAGATTATGATGATATCGGTCAACTCGGTCAAGTAGGTCAAATCAGAGAAGATTTAGAAATGGCTAAACTTCAGGATGCTATGGCGAGATTTGATTTTGAACAACAAAGACCGTTCTTAAAATTAAGAGAATATCTTGGAACTATCGGAGCTAATGTTCCACAAACTACTTTACGAACTCAACCTTTCTTTAGAAATCAAGGAGCAGGTTTACTTGGTGGTGCTTTACAAGGAGCTAGACTTGGTGGAATGATACCGGGACTATCATCAGGAGTTGGCGCAGGTCTTGGTGGATTACTAGGAGGGTTCTTTTAATGGCTCAATTTACAGTTGATAAAAATGGTAACTTAGTAAGATCTGATGTCGATATTATGAATACAAGCGGAATGCGTATTGGTGGAAATATAAAAGCACCATTTGGCAAAGATGTTTTTACAAAAAACAGAATGATAAATGCTTTTAACAGACCAACCGGAAGTTTAAGCGCGCTTACATCTCCAATGAGTGGTTTTTCATCACTTGGACAA